GTGGGCTCGGGAGTCATCGGTACGCACGGCAAAGGTTCAGCCATGGTCGCTAATCTCATGGGCACTGGTTCCGGGCAACATGACGACGACGAGGCCGCCGCTGTTGCATGGATGTTGGCAGCATGACCATCCCCGGCCCGGGATATTCGCTGCTTGACGGGCTGGGCACCTGTCTCGCGGTCGCGCAGCGGGCGCTCCTCGAGGTGCGGGCGCTCGCGCGGATTCCGGGGCCAGAGGGCAAGCGCGGGCCTGCCGGCGAGCGCGGGGAAACCGGCAAAACCGGACCGGCAGGGCCGGCGGGACGCGCCGGCATCGATGGCAAGGACGGTGAGCCCGGTCCCCAGGGCAAGCCTGGGGCGCTGCCGGTGGCGCGCGACTGGACACCCGGCATCGTCCACTACGCAGGCACCGTCGTCGCGCATGCCGGCGCCAGCTTCCAGGCCAGCCGCGATACCGGACAAGCGCCGGGTCACGCGGACTGGATCTGCCTGGCGCGGCCCGGCCGCGATGCCGCGATGCCAACGGTGCGCGGCACCTTCGCCGAGGGCGAAACCTATGCGGCGCTCGACATCGTCGCGCTCGGCGGCTCGAGCTTCATTGCGCGCCACGACGCGCCAGGGGCCTGCCCTGGCAGCGGCTGGCAGCTCATCGCCTCGGCCGGCAAGCCCGGCAAGCCCGGCCCAAAGGGCGATGACGGGGCTCCCGGCGCGCGTGGCGAACGGGGTTCCACCGGGCCAACCATCGTCGGATGGCGCATCGACCGCGAGGCCTACACGGCACAGCCGGTGATGTCCGATAACAGCAAGGCGCCGCTTTTGGAGTTGCGTGCGCTGTTCGAACAGTTTCACGAGGCGCGCTGATGGCCGATGTTTGGGTCAAAGTGCTGACGCCGGCCGATAGCTATGCGCTCGTCACGTTGGATGAAGTCAAGAGCATCCTTGGCCTGCCGCCGGCCAATACCAGCGAAGACACGCAACTGCAGATGTGGATCGACCAGTACAGCGATGTCATCGCGACGATGTGTCAGCGCGTGTTCGCCTACGAGCAGGTCGCCGAAACCTGGCGCGGCGACTCGACGCCATACGACAGCCCGCGCCTGTTTCTGACGCACTATCCGGTCGCCGACGCCGACATCGTCTCGGTGGAGTCGCCGCGCGGCAACGTCCTCGACCCGGCGAGTTACGAAATCGAGAACATTTCCGGCAAGCTGCGCATCGACGGCGCCTGGACCGATCCGGTCACCGTGACCTATAGCGGCGGGTATCTGCTGCCCGACGGCGCGCCGCCGGCGCTCAAGGCGGCGACCACGCTATTGATTCAGGCGGCGCGGTTACAGCAGCGCTTGAACGCCACCGGCGGCGTCCGAATGGTCCGGCACGCCGACACGATCGTGCAATATTACGATCCGCTGCAGGTGCTCGGTAAGGCCGCGCCCACCGCGCCATTGCAGGCGGCGACCGATACCGCCACTGGCTTGCTTAGTGCCTACATGCGCATTTATGTATGATCGTCGCGTGTGTGCGCACCGGGACCAAATACGGGCCGGAATACGTCGAGCGGCTGGTCCGCGGCGTCAAACGCCACAGCAGCGTAGAATGCAGGTTCGTGTGTCTCACCGACCAGCAGGAGACCTGGCCGGGCGTCGAGAACTATCGCGTCGAATTGTCCGGATGGTGGGCCAAGATGGCGCTCTTCAATCCGGATTGGCGGGGCAATGATCGCTTGGTTTATCTCGACCTCGACACCGTGGTGATTGGCAATATCGATCCGCTGCTCGTGCTGGAGACCGAGTTTGCCATTTGTCACAGCTTCACACCGGCGCACCTCAAGCGGCCATGCAAATACAGCTCATGCATGATTGCGCTTGCGCCGAATTTCGGCCGCCGGATTTACGATGAGTTCATGGCAAACCAATTGGCGCTGATACGAATGTACGTCCGTTATGGCGACCAGCGCGTGATCGAGCATATCGACGACAGCGCCAAGTGTTTGCAAGATCTGTTGCCGCCTGGATTCTTTTCATATTATCGGGACGGGTTCCAGAAAAACGCTTCGCTGCTGGTCTTCGGCGCCCAAGCAAAACCGCACAATTCCCGCGACGCCTGGGTGAAAGAGGCATGGGTGTCATGACCGTCGACTTTAGCGAACAACTATACAACCCGGTGTATGCGGTGCTCGGCGTGCCGGCGGTATTGAGCGTGGCGGGGAGCGGTGGCGCCGAGGTGGATATAACCGTGATCGACGACACGCGGCCAAACGTGTTGCCGATCGCAGCCGGGGGCGGGACGCCGGCGGAGGTGCGCAGCGTCGGTCCTGGCGCCTTTGCCCGTGTGCCAGAGCTCGCCGAAAAGGGCATAGCGCGGGCCGACTATGCCGATGCGGTGCTGGCCTTCAACGGTCGGACCTGGATCGTTCGTTCGTGGGAACTGCGTGGCAGCCCGAATGGCGAGGACATGGGCGAGGTTAGGTTCGCACTGAAGGCCGACTCCATTGGTTGACGTTCGCGAAGACATTCTGGCCCGGCTGCTCGTAGTGGTCGCGGGTATTCCCAATATCAAATCGGCCCAGCGTAACAATGTGGACATCCCGGAAGACCAATTGCCGGCGGCGCTCGTGTTCGACGGCGACGAGGAAACCGACGACGCCTCCGACCTGTCGATGCGCCCCGCCAACCGGCCGACCATGGTTCGCATGCATCCGGAAATCATCATCGCACAGCAGGCCGACGAGGTCGGTTCCGATCTGACCACCTTGCGGCGGGAGCTGATCAAGCGTGTGACGACCGACACCGTGCTCAACGAGCAGATCGTCAAGACGGGACGGAATGGCAACGGCGCAATCCGCTATCTCGGCTGCCAGACCGACCTCGGCTGGGGCCGCTCGCTGCAGGGGGCGCTGCGCGCTCAATTCATGTTCAAGTACGCACTCAAAATAGAGGACTTATAAGCCATGCCTACGTCACCGAACGTTCAGAACTATCACATCGGCAAAGGCATCGTGTCGTTCAAGGAAGTCGGCGGCTCGACCTTCACCGACCTCGGCAACGCGCCGAAGTTCATCTACACGCCGACAGTCACCAAAAAAGAGCACTTCTCGTCCCGCGAGGGTATCAAGACCAAGGACTTCACCGCCATCACCGAGGTCGGCGCGACCATCAAGGTGACGCTGGACGAGATCACCGGGCTCAATCTTGCCTTCTTTGCGCTGGCCGATACGGGCACAGACAGCGACGGCAACATCACCCTGAGTGGCCTGTCGAAGGCCGAATTCGTCGGCGACATCAAGGTGGTCGGTACCAACGACGTCGGCCAGCAGGTCGACTTCCTTGCCACCGTTTCATTCATTCCGTCCGGCGATTTCAGCTTTATCACCGACGCGGACGACTTCACCGTGATCGAGATCGAGGCCGAGGTGCAGAAGGGGCCGGATGGCGACTTCGGCGTCTGGACGATCCGGGATGACGCCGTGTCGTCGTGAGGAGAAAAGCATGGCGGACTTATTGGATATTGCACCCTCGACGGCGGTCGAGGTCGTCAAGATCGACGGCCTGCGGGTCAAGGTGCGTGGCGTTTCGGTCGACGCCATCGCATCCATCGTGGCCCGGTTTCCTGAATTGAAATTGCTGGCCAGCGGCAGCTCGGGCGATAGTTTCCTGCCGCGCCTCATCCAGGGCTGCGGTGCGGCGGTCGGGCCGATCATCGCGGCCGGGTGCGGCCATCTCGCGAATGAATCTTACGAGCAGCACGCCGCCATGCTGCTGCCCGAGCACCAGATGAAATTCCTCAAGGCCATCTTCGGGCTGACATTCCCAAACGGAATAGGCTCCTTCGTCGAGGAACTGACGGGCCTCATCGGCGGGGCGGGCGAAGGAGCAAAGCCGGTGAAAATCCGCTTGCGGAAATCGCCCTCGCCGTCGTCGCCCTCGGACGAAGCGGATTCCCTCCCGACTTTGCAATGACGCTGACGCCGCGCCAGGTCGCGGCCTATCTCGAGCTCGGCGAGCAGCTCGACCGCATGGAGCGGGCGAACGATCTCACCATCGCCGCCATCGCGGCGCAGGGCGATCAGAAGGCGATCGAGAAGACGCTCAAGGAATTGGGCGGATAGAACAATCAGTGCCCGCACCGATGCCCGTCACACTCGATTCTGTCTTTTTCCTTGGCATCTTGTATCGTCTGCCATTGAAGGTTTTTTTGGTCGTTGGTGCCGCCATTCCTGAGCGGAATTATGTGGTCAATCACATAATCTCTGCGAGGGCCGGAGGGGGGATTCTCGCGTTCGAACTTCCTCACGGCAGACGACGAACGTCCGTCAGCAAAAGCCGGCGCTGTAATGCCAGCTATGATGGCCAGCGCCAAAACGAACTTCTTCATAACAACTTTTCCTTCCTTTTGCCGATACGAGCAAGGAGTTACGGTGGATGCGTTGGCTGGGTTTCATGGGACCAAACGTCTACCCGAGCCGCGCCAATGCCGTCTTGTCATTTCGTGCCACATATTGCTTTTTGACGCCAAAATGAGATGAAACTCGTCTTTTCGCAGCGGGAATCGGCTGTAGCGCGGCTGATCGAGGAGATCGCGAGCCAGATCGATGCGGCTAGGGCTGGCGCGGTGCAGGATGCCGCCGCCCTCGCGGTCGCGTTAGGCCGGGAGAACATCGCCTCGGCCGGCTTTCCTGGACTATGGCAGGCGGCGCTGAAGTCGAAGTTCTTTCCGAACAAGGGCAGCGATCCGGCCGCACTGATCTTTGACACGACGCCGTTTGCCGGCGTGTTTGAAAGCGGCGCCACGATCGCCGGCCATCCGCTGCTGTGGCTGCCGATCGAGCGGAACCTGCCGGCGGCAGTTCATTCGCCGCGCCAATACGGCCGCAAGCTGGTATCGGTCAACGTCGCCGGCAAGCCGCCATTACTGTTCGACGCCGGCAATCGTGCGCTGGGGCCGCTGTTCGTCGGGGTGAAACGGGTCAGCATCCGCAAGCGGTTCGATCTCTATCGCATCTTTGCCCAGGTGGCTGCGCGCATGACCGAATTCTACGAGCGACGGATCAAGGGCTGATCATCGATGGCCAGCAAGACGATAAGCCAGCGCATCACCCTCGAAGGTGGCGATGACATCAAGAAGCAGTTGGAAGACCTTGGCAGGGCCGGCGAGGCCTCCTTCAAGCAGATCCAGGACGCCGCCGAGAAGACCAAGATCGATCCGGCACGCATCGATCAAACCAAGCAGGCATTCAACAATCTTAGCACCGCCGGTGCGCAACTGGGGAATCAATTCAAGGCGCTCACCGAAAGCGTCGCAGGTTTTGCCAGCCAAGGGACCACGTCGGCCTTGGATGTCGCATCCGGATTGCAGAAGACCACCGCGGCGGCGCAGCAGGTCGGCAGCGCGTTCGTGCAAGCCAACCAGCAGATCAGCACGTCCGCAGAATCCGCCGGGGCCAAGCTTATTTCGGCCGCCACCGCTTTCAAACTCGCCGCCGCCGGCATTGTGGCCGCCGTCTTGGCGATCACGACATCACTGACCAAGGGTGCGGTCGAGAGTGGCGCCGCGCTGGCCGATCAGGCCGAGAAGTTGCATATCACGACCGCGGAATGGTTGAAACTGCGCGAGGCGCTCGTCGGCTCGTCCATATCGAGCGACGATTTTGCAAAATCATTATCCAAAATTTCCCAAATGGCGAAGGATGCGAAAGAGGGGATTGTTCAGCTCAGGGACGGAGTCACCGAAGAGACGAAAAAGGTCGGCGACAACATCGTCACCATCATTCGGATGAACGATACGCTTAGCGATACGAGCAAAAAGTCCAGCGAAGCCGCGCAGACGCTGCGCCAACTCGGCATCAGTTGGCAGACCATTCTAAGCGGCAACACGCTTGAAATCATGCGACAGGCCGCGATCGCCATCAATAATATGAAGGATGCCGCGAAGCAGGCCGAGCTCGGTGTGAAACTCTTTGGCGATAACTGGAAAGAAGCCATCAAGATTCTAACCTCAACTACAAAACCCATTGACGAAACGGGCAAGTCGTTGTCGGAGCTCGGCAAGCTGCACCGCGATATGTCGGCCAACTCGGCCAATCTTGCTAAAGAGCTTAAAAAGGCGTGGGAGGATCTGAGCGGCGCGATCGGGGCCACAAAAAACCTGATCGGCTCGCTGTTTCTGGGTGCCAATTTGACGAAGGCAAAATGGCTGACGGATATGGTCGACGGCGCGACCGAGCTGTTGCGCATGTTTCTCAGGTTGAACGAGGAGTCGAAAAAGGGTTTCCTGGCTGGGCTCGCCGACACGCCGGCCGCTACTCTATTCAAGTTTCTGATCGATGTAGGCAACCAACTCGCTGGCCTTTGGAACGATGTCCTGGTGCCGGCGGGCGAGGCGCTCGTGGGTATCGTCAAGCAGATCGCCGCGAATTTCGAGGGCGTCACGAAAAGCCAGGTTGCGGCGTTCTTCATAGCGGCGGCAGTCGCTGCGGTCGCTCTTGCAGTTGCATTCAAAGGCATCGGCCTGGTGCTGTCGCCGTTCACGGCGTTGAGTTCGCTGTTTGTTGGTTTTGGCCCGATCCTGATCCCGCTCGTTGCGCTGGTGGTGCTGTTCTGGGATCAGATAAAGGAGGGAGCAAAGACGGCGGCGGCGTTGATCCCCGGCGCGCTGGCGCAAATTGGGCAATCGTTCAAGCTTTTATTATCCGGTGATTTTGCGGGATTTTGGACTCAATTCAGTGAAGCCGCGCTCACCGCATTCGACACCATCAAGCAGGCGATCTTAAATATTCCGTGGGCGGCGGAACTAGTTGCTACCCTCAAGGACATCGGCAAGGATCTGCCCGCAACGATTTTGCTCATCGTGGCCGCTTTCCTGGCTCTGCATAAAGCGGCCAGCCTGGTGGCGCCCGTTATCAGCCGTATGTTCGGGGTGGAGATTACTGGCAGCGGCCTAATTCTATTGGGACTGCTCGGATCGATGACAAGCGCATTTACAGCATTGTCAGCGGTGGTTACCATTTTAAGTGTGTCGTTGTTCGCTCTATTCAATGCGTTGAGATTGGTTGGATTGCTGTGGGGCTTCATTCAGGCCGGGGCTCTCGCTTTCGGCGCAAGCGCCGGGGCGGCGTTTGTTATTGCCACTTCGGCAATCCTGGCCATCATCGCCGCGCTGGTCCTGCTCTACAGCTACTGGCCGCAAATTAAACAGGCGGCGATCGATGCCGCCGATGCGATCGCGGCCAAATGGCAGGAGCTCAAGGCATTGTTTGATGCCTGGGTCACGACACCGGCCGGCAATGCGTGGCAATGGATCGTCGATTCGTTCAATGAGGTTGTGAGCTCGCTCAACGCGGCGATAGATCAAGCCATAGCCCTCATTACCTCCTGGGTGACGACGCCGGTGGCCAATGCGTTCCAGTGGATCAAAGATACGTTCAACAGCGTCTTAGGTGCTCTAGGGTTCGGCGGCGCGTCGTCGAGCGGCGGCGGCGGCAGCGGTTTTGCGGGTGGCGGACTACTCGGCGGTCGCGGCAGCGGCACCTCCGACAGCAATCTCGCGTGGGTCTCGCGCGGTGAGTACATCACGCCGGCGCGCGCCGTGAGTCAGCCGGGCGTTCTGGCCTTCCTCGAGGCGCTGCGGCGCTCGGGCGGCAATCTGCGCGATGTGCTCGACGGCATGGGCCGCTTCGCGCTCGGCGGCATGGTGCAGGCGCCGCTTGCGCTTCCGGCCTTCGCCGGGGCTGGCGGTATGAATCACGTCACCATCCAGTTCCCTGGATTGCCGGCCATAACCGGGTTGCGCGCCTCGTCCGATGTGGTCGATGAACTTCACAAGGCCGCGGCCATGGCGCAAGTGCGCTCGGGCGGGCGCAAGCCCAGCCGGTTTTCCTGATGCCCGCCTATACCCTGTTGGCGATCGACGGCATCGATTTCAGCCAGTACGCGGTGCGCGGCATCACCATGACGCTGGCGCCGATCGACCAGGCAAAAAATGTGGCACGCGATTGCCGCGGGAGCCTGGCGGACATCTCGCTCGCACAATTCCGGCAGTACAAGGTGACGATCACCTGTACGGATCACGAGGTGCCGGAGCTCACCGATGTTTGGCCAGGAATGGACATCACCATTACTTGTATTCCCGGTCTCGGCGCCGCCAATACGACCGGCGATGTGCTGACCATTCTCGCCAAGGTGACGTCGTGGAACACCTCGCGCGACGAGTGGGCGGCCGAGGTGGCGTGGCAGCTCGAAGCGGAGCAGAGAGCCTGATGCCGGCGGGAACGCCCTATTTCGCCTGGATCGATCCCAGCGAGACGGTCTTCGGCGCCGAACATCTGCGCTGGGACGAGGATATATTTTCGTTCGACTTGAAGCAGGCCGAGGGCGACCCGGCGAGCCTGACCATCGTCGTGCGCCGGCCGCGCAACGACGCCGGCGATGCGATCGGGTTGCTCGGCCCTGGGCGCAAGATATGGGCGTGGTTCGCGCTCGACTGTGGGTCGGACCTGATCAGATTCCGCGGCCGGCTCGTCGGCGTTCCAACCAGCATATTCGAGGAACTGGTGACGCTTGAATTCGTAGCGCGGCCGATCGATCTGGTGGCCCAAAAGGCAGCGCTCGCGGATTCACTGCGCGTGCTGCCGTATTACGACGAGGTGGTGATCGATCCGACGCGGCGCAGCGATCCCGAAGTCGTGCTCGAGGGCTACAGCAAGATCTGGCACTACGACCGCGAGACGCACATCCTCACCGTATCGGACGAGATCACCGGCGAAGACGGCCTCGTCGAATTCGACGGCGCCAGTGAAGGCGGCAAGGTGCTCTATGACGGCCTCGGCCTCACGTTGACCAGCGGGCCGCTGGCGCGCGTCGATGTGAGCGCCGAGTATACCTGGACGCAGCAGGCGCAAGGCGGCGTCGATCTGACCGACTACCTGATCGACAATTGGCCTGACCGATATAAACGCTATATCACCTCGTACACCTTGACGGCCGATGACTGGCCGAAGCCGGGGGCCAGCATAGGCGATGGTTGGATCGTTGCCGACGCGACGGCCAGCGCACTATTTAGCACCGAGGTCAAGAGCATCACCACGGGCAGCAACCTGACGGTGATATTTCCCGATAGTTCCTGGTTCGGCCCTTCGCGCATGACCACTACATTTAGCGAGACGCGAAGCTATACGGATGCGCCGATTGGTCTGAGCTTTCCCGAACTGGTGACCAGCGACGTCATCGACGTCCAGAAAGGCTCAGTTAGTCGCAGTTATTCGGCCACAGCCGCCTTTTTGCCGTTGAACTATACCGCGGTCACGCTATCGGCAGCATACACGGGGAACCGGCAATGCACCGAGATCGTGTCGTTCTCTCTTTATGCCGATGTGCAGCACGTCTTGACCGATCCAGATGATGGCGAGGCGCTGCTCATCAACGACGTCAAATCGGTAAACCTGAGCGAAATGATTGGTACCTCTGCGCCGATTGGCGATCCGCAGCGTCGGTCTTATATCGCGACCGAGCGCGGCAATCGGAGCCTCGAGCATCTGATCGCCTTGGCGCGGGCGCATCTGTTGCAACGAGCACGGGTCGTGGAAATCGCGTTTGTCCCCAAACTGTCGCGCATGCTGGAAATCACGCTGCGCAAGAACGCCTTTCTGGTCGAACCGCGTGTTGGTGAGGCGTTGGGCAAGATCATCGGATATTCGCTAGCATTGGACGGCTCGGATGGTCGGATCAAATGCGAGGTTCGCATCGGCTGCGCAATCGGCCGCGGCGGCTCGGCTATCGCGGCCGGCGGCGAACCGACCTATTGCAGCGTCGACTATACTGGCGCCGACTATCAGCAGTTCACCGGCCGAACAGTCCTTTTCGATTCCTCGGTTGGTTATCAGCCGCCAAATTCGAATCCAAACGACGACGGAATCGAGTTCCTTTCCGATCTCGTGTCGGAGGATGTAATGGGGACCGGCCTCGTCGTGGAAAATCCGGCCTCGGTGCAGGCGCCTATTTTGTTTCAGGCCGGCGAATTTGCCTCGGTGCCGATCAGCGGCGCAGACATTGAACAGATGGCGAAG